TTGGTGGCATCAAGATTGATGTTTCGGATGACTTCGCATTCAGCGCAGACCTCCGCACGTTCCGTTGCACATTCCGTGTTGACGGCAACTTGCCACAAACATCACACATCAAGCACCTCCTCCAGCCGTAATTGGTTTGAGGTAGTGCAACCGATAGCGATATCGGTGTAAGTTTGAGGGTAGGTCGAACACGCAGGGCGACCTACCCTCATTTTTATTTACCCTGCTACTGCGAAGGAGAAGGAAGTGAAAGATGCTCGTCATCATCAAGGGAACACCAATCGACCTGCCCGATCTGGAGGCGACCCTGCTCTTGCAGCGGGGCGTGGCACACTTGCCCGAAGTGGCAGACCTACCAATCCCAACCGACTCAGGGCGCTCTGGTATTCCAACGCGCCCTTCACGAACTCCGGCTACGGCCAGCAAACAGCGCAAATCGTCCCAAGGCTCACGCAAGAAGGGCACGAAGTAGCGATCCACGCAATGTATGGACTGGAAGGTTCAACATCAATGTGGAACGGTGTGAAGATTTATCCGCGAGGGAATGCACCATATTCAGATGACATCATGGTTGCGCATTGGATGGATTGGGCTAACGGCAACAAAGACATCCCAGCAATCTTGATGACTTTGTTTGATGTTTGGGTGTTCAAGTCTCCATCGTTTGACATGTGTCCGAACATCGCTTCTTGGGTTCCTGTTGACCATTCGCCAGCCCCAGAAGATGTGTTGCGTTGGTGTGCGCGTCCTAACGTGAAGCCGATCACGATGTCAAAGTTCGGCGGTGAGATGTTGGATCAGGCAGGCATCGAATACTTGTACGCACCGCATGGCATCGAGTCAACATTCAAGCCGTCACCGAAGTACACGAGTTCAACAGGTTCGGCAACTGGTCGTGAGTTGATGCTGATCCCTGAAGACAAGTTTGTGGTCATGATGAATGCAGCCAACAAAGGTCAGAACCCTTCACGCAAATCGTTTGGCGAGAACTTGTTGGCGTTCGCAATCTTTGCCAAGACTCACCCTGATGCGATGATCTATCTGCATGTCGAGCGTGATGGTTCTTCTGGTGGGATCAACGTGTTGGAGTTGTTGAAGGCTGTTGGGCTTGAGGAACATCAGTACAGGATCGTTGACCAGTACGCCTACCGCATCGGGTTCCCTCAAGAGGCTTTGGCTGCGATGTATTCCGCAGCTGACGTGTTGTTGTCTTGTTCGATGGGTGAGGGGTTTGGGTTGGCTGTGATTGAGGCTCAGGCTTGTGGCACTCCTGTGATTGTTTCAGACTTCACTGCTCAGCCTGAGTTGGTTGGGTCGGGTTGGAAGGTGGATGTGCAGCCGTTCTGGGATTCGCATCAGAAAGCATGGTTCTGCACCCCACAGGTTCCTTCCATCGTGGATGCCCTGAGACAGGCCTACAACGCTCCCAGAGGCGTGGACAAGACCGCTGTGGCGTTTGCTCAGCAATACAACGCTGACACCGTCTACGAGGCTTACTGGAAGCCGATCATGAAGGAGCTGCATGAATGGTGCCTGTCATCATCATCCCCGTCCTGAACCGGTATGACCTACTGGAACGATGCCTGCAATCCATTGACTATCCCGTTGAACATCTGATCATCATCGACAACGGCGGCGAGTCCAGCCTGCAATATTATCCTTGGGTGATTGACCGAAGACTGGTCAGCAACTATCACGTCTGGTCGATGCCCACGAACCTTGGTGTTGCCCCGTCTTGGAATCTTGGTATCAAAGCCACACCTCATGCGCGTGGTTGGATTCTGTTGAACTCTGACGCATGGTTTGAACCAGGTCAACTTGAACACTTCTTCGCTGACTGTCAGGACGGGATGGTTGTACGAAGTGAGAAGAACTGGTCATGTGTTTGGGTTGGGCAGGAAGTGGTGAGCAAGATCGGCTTATTCTCTGAGTGTTATGTTCCGGCATACTTTGAGGACAACGACTATGAGCAGAGGGCGAAGGCGTTCAACATTCCTGTCATGGTTTCAGATGCTGTGGTGGGTCACGATAATTCGTCAACGCTCAAAGCGAACCCTGAGTTTGGCGAGAAGAATGTCAGAAGTTATTCAGACAACGCCAATCTCCACGACATCAGATGGAGGTCGGGCATACCTGATGCGGGGGCTTGGGATTTGGGTCGACGAAGGACACTCGGATGGGATTGAAGACCGTTGAATCTCGGTTGACTTTGATCACCGCATCTCTGCCTGAACGGTCTGATTTGTTGGGTGAGATGTTGGCTTCTGTAGCTGCTCAAACGGTGTTGCCTGCTGGGCATCTCATTCTCATTGATGATGGTTCTGCGGTCAGCAAATTGAACCGTTTGGAAGCAATGGTTGACACCGAGTATTGGTGCCAAGTTGATGATGACGATTTGTTGTTTCCAAATCATATTGAGGTTCTGTCTGAGAATCTTGGTGCCGATGTGGTGTGGACTGAATGTTTGGTGACTGGCAGGGATTGGAATCCCAATCAGGACTATGAGCCTGGTGTGTTGCAGCAACGCAACTACATTCCCTCCAACTATGCGGGTCGTGCTTCAAAGTTGCGTGAAGTTGGCGGCAACGTGGAGGTCTCGGGTTCTGACCATCATGACTGGAATCTGTTGCGCCGAGTCGAGTCAAACGGTGGCACGTTTCATCATGTGCCTGTTCTGACTTGGAACTATCGTTTCGGTGTGTCAAGGAATAGTTCTGTATGACGACGATCTCTGTTGTGTCTGCCATTTGGGGTTCGGGTTATTGTCAGTTCGTTGACCGTTGGTGGGCTTCTGTGGCCGCGCTGGAACGCACTCCGGATCAAGTTGTGGTGATTACAGATCAAGACAATTTTGATTTGGTTCAAACGAGAAGACCTCTCGGGTATGACGTTCCGTTGAAGATTGTTGCTTTGGATAATGAGTCAACATTCAACGACTATTGGGATGCTGCGTTTCGTGAGTGTGACATGGATTGGATTGCCACTTGCTGTATTGATGATGTTTTTGTTTCTGAGGCTTTGAATGACATTGACCGTGCCGATGAGCAGGGTTGTGAGATGGTGGCAGATGGGGTTCGTTTCACGGATCAATCTCGAATCTGGAAGGGCTACTGGAACCCTGTTCAGATTTTTGATTCGATGACCATGCCTGGTGCAGCACCTATGAGGAAAGACATGTATGAGCGCGTTGGAGGATTCCCCAAGCAAATCTACTGGTCTGACTGGGCGTTCTATATGGTCTGCGCCAAGGCTGGTGTGAAAGTGTTTCAGTCTGATCTGATTCGCATAATTTTTGATGAGGGTTATACACACAAGACCCAATCAGGTCAGCAACTTGACTCTGACACACGTCAGATGGCCAATGATCAAATTAGGGATTTTGCTATCATGCTTCAATCCGAGAACTAGTATTGACCTATCATGAGCATCACTAACGGCTACGCCACCCGCAACCAGATCAAGGCCGCTCTCCGCATTGGGACGGCTGACACTCTCGATGACGAGCTGATTGACAACTGTGCTGGTGCTGCTTCACGTCTGATCGATGGTTACTGCAATCGCCAGTTCTGGTCTGTTGGTTCTGCAACCACTCGGGTCTATACGGCTGAGAATGATTTCTACTGCAACATCGATGACATCGCTGGAACTGCAATCACCTTGAGAACTTCTGGTGCTACCGATGGAACCTTTGATGTGACTTGGTCACCATCCGATTGGCAGTTGGAACCGTTGAATGGTCGCTTGGATGGTTTGCAGTGGGCGTATGACAAGATTCGTGCAGTTGGTGACTATCTGTTCCCAACGGTTAACGGCAACTATGGCGAGCAGGCTTTGGTTCAGGTGACTGCTGTGTTTGGTTGGCCGTCTGTGCCTGAACCTGTTACACAGGCCACGATCATTCAGGCTTCACGAATCTTCAAACGGTATGACTCACCGCTTGGTGTTGCAGGTTTCGGTGACTTGGGTGCGATTCGTGTTTCTCGTTTCCTTGATCCGGACATGGCACAACTTGTCGAACCGTATCGAAGGATGCGAATGTTCGCATGAGCGACACAACTACTGTCACACAGATCAAAGAAGGTTTGCAGGTACGCCTAGCAACTATCCCTGGTCTCAGGTCGTATGCGTATCAGCCGGACAATCTCAACGCCCCGTTCGCTTGGCCGATGTTGGAGTCAATCACCTACAACGGTGCAATGCGTGGCGGGTTGATCACCAATATATTCACCATTTCGGTAGTGGTGGGTCGGTCAGCTGAGCGGTCTGCCCAGGCTGCGTTGGATGGATTCTTGTCCTATGAGGGTACGACTTCTATTCGTGCCGCTTTGGAAGGGGATCGGAGTTTGGGTGGTGTGGTATCGAACCTGCTGGTCGAGTCGGCTTCAAACATCTCCACAATGGAAGGCAATGACACTACCTATCTGATGGTGGATTTCCGTGTCATCGTTTATTCCTAACGGTTGCCCGCTTGTGGCTGGTGCGTGTAGAGTTATCGCATCGGCTCAGCCGAGCAGAAGTAGTTCAACTCGATAGCCGATAAGGCAGGAGCATCAAATGGCAAAGCAAGTTTTTACAAACGTGACAGTCACCTACGGTACTGCCAACACAGATATCACTCAGTACGTTTCGTCCGTGACCCTGTCCACGACTGCTGCTGAAGTTGCAACTACTGCAATGGGTTCGTCAGCTGTGACACGCATTCAAGGTTTGATTGACAACTCGGTCACGCTTGAGTTGCATCAGGATTTCCCAACGATTGAGAAGTTGTTCTGGGATGCTTACACTGCTGGCACTGCTGTACCGATGACGATCAAGCCAAACGGAACTGCTGCTGCTGGTTCGAGCAATCCACAATATGCGTTTTCCGCTCTGCCCGTGAGTTGGACACCAATTTCGGGCGCGGTGGGCGACCTTGCAGTGGTAAGTATTACTTATCCCATCAGCGGTGCAATCACCAAGACTGGCACTGGCGCATAGTTTCAACATAACAACCCTTACCTGCGGAGGTATATATGAAGATTGCACTTGAACTTACAAGTGCGCTCGATGGCAAGTCACGAACCATTGTCGCTGCGTTTCCAGACTTCATTGCGTTTGAAGGCAAGTTCAATCGAAGCGTTGCCAAGTTTGAAACAGAACTCACGTTGACTGACCTTGCGTATTTGGGTTGGCATGCTGAGCATCGGTTGAAGAAGACTGGCCTTGACTTTGAATCATGGTGCGATGAGATTGAGTCGTTGTCTTTGGGAGATGCCAATGATGGCGTGATCGTCCCTTTGGAGATCAGTCAGCCCACTGGATGATTGCGTTCCTGTCTTGTGAGACAGGTATCGCGCCTTCGGTGTTGCTGGCAGAATCGCCAAGAATGTTGTTCACGATGTTTGCCTATCTTCGTTGGAGGGCAATTCATCTAGGCAAGTAGTGTGGGTGCATGTCGTTTCTTGGTGCAGCCCTCGGTCGAGCAGGTGCAGTTTCTATCGCACCATCACGGACAACAAACGATCCGGTAGTCATTGAGGGCTTGGGTGCGTTCCTGCGTAAAGCTTCACAGCAGAAGCCAGAGTTCAATAACAGAATGAGAATCGCTGCGCAGCAGGTGGCAGAGAATCTTGTTGTGAAGGCACGGATTGAGGCTGGGTCTATCACCCGCAACCGTCAAGCCACTGAGGTCATGAAGGGTATGCGGGCTAGGCGTGACCGGATACCGACAATCAAATTGTCTGAGAAGTCTGGGTTTGTTTCCCAGTCCCGTCCGAACCGTAAACGCAAAAGGAAGGTGACTAGGGGTGACGTGTTCTTTGGTGCCGAGTTTGGTGGTGCCAGGAATAAGAACACCCAGCAGTTCTTGAGGCATCGAGGCAAGGCAGGGTATTTCTTCTGGCCTACGGTCAGGAAAGAGAAGACCGCCATTGCCAAGGAATACCTGGACGCTATTGAGAAGGTGCTGGCTAGTTTGCGAAAGAGTTGACTTTGGCTGGGATTCCACTACCCTGACAGGTAGGGAGGTAGTCATGGCTGTTCTGTTCAGCAATGTGAAGGCGATTGAGCCGAAGCCGTTGGCTTCGTCGTGGGATCAGTTGCGTGAGCTGCTGTCGTATCACGAGGAGAACCCTTCCAAGACTGATGGGGCTTTGTGGTCTCCTGTTGAGTACTACCCCGATACCACTCGTGGCAATCGCAATGTGCGGTTCATTGAGGCGTTGGTGGTGGACATGGACGGTGAGTCGTTCCGTGAGGCAAGGCTTGATGGGTTGGAGTGGTTTGCGTATTCGACCTATTCACATCGTGATGATGATCCTCACTATCACTTGGTGTTGCCTTTGGCTGAGCGTGTGCCTGCTGGTTTGTGGCGGGCAGTTTGGGAGGGCTTGCATCAACGGTTGAATCTTGTTGGTGACCCACAAACGAAAGACCCTGCACGGTTGTTTTATCTTCCACAGCATGCACCAGATCAGACCTTTGAGTTTCATGAGGGTCGTGGTGCGTTGTTGGATACCGATTTCAGTTGGGATGTTGTTGAGCAACCGAAGCCCGTCAAGTCTCGGCAGGTGCGTCAGCCTCGTGCGCGTCGCCATGAGTCGGTGTTGTTGTCTGAGGCTTGGTGGAATGAGCCTGCCGATTTGTCTTGTTGGGATGGTTTGGAAGGCAACGATTTGATTGATGCGATGTTGACAGAGTTTCGTGCTTTGCGTCAGCAGTTGGAGGCATCAGAGTAGAATCGGCGCATGGCTGGTGAGCGCACGTTTGTTGTCAAGTTTCTATCGGATACCGATAACGCAACGCGTGGCTTTGACAAACTCACTTCTGGACTCAAAGGAATCAACAAGGCAACAGGTGGCCTGATCCCAGGTTTCAGCAATATCGGTTTGGCTGCGACTGCTGCGTTTGGTGCTGTTGCTGCTGGATTGACTATTGCGGCGAAGGCTGCGATCGAAGATGAGAAGTCCCAAGCATTGTTGCAACGACAGTTGGAGAAGACGTTCGGTGCCAATGAGGAGTTGACCACTTCGGCTGAACGATACATTTCGGTGACCCAGTTACGCACCGGCACAAGTGATGTGGAGCTGCGTGACTCGCTCAGTACTTTGGTTCGTGCAACTGGCGATCTGACCAAGTCACAAGATTTGTTGAACACTGCTCAAGATATTTCGGCGGCAACAGGGCGAGACTTGGGTTCGGTCACTTTGGCATTGGCTAAGGCAAGCCAAGGACAGTTCACTGCGTTGTCTCGACTTGGCATTCCACTTGATGAGTCAACAAAGAAATCGAAGGACTTCGGCAAAGTGTTGGAGTTGTTGGAAGGTCAGTTTGGTGGTGCTGCGGATGCGGCTGCGAACACCTTCGGTGGCAAACTCAAAATCATTCAAGGCCAGTTCGGTGAGATCGTTGAAACGATAGGTGCAGCGTTGCTTCCTTATCTTGACAAGTTCGCCACATTCCTTGTCGAGAATGTTGCCCCAGCCGTACAGCGAATCACTACGGTGATTGGTGAGAAGGGTTTGATTGCAGGTTTCCAGCAGTTGGTGTTTGAGTCTGGAAGTGCGGCACCAAAGATCATCAATGCGTTCAAGGCACTAACACTTGGTATTGCTGGCGCGGCCAATGTGGCTGCTCGATCATTCTATGTGCTGAAGGCTAACTTTCAATTCTTGACTGGAAGTCCTTTGGATGCGGTCAAGACTTTCGCCAAATCATTTGACGAGTTCATTGATGTTGACAAGTTGTCTGCACAGTTTGATGGGTTTGCTAGGGCTGTTGACAACTATGCGGTGCGAGGTGTCCCTTCAGCTATTCGTGCTCAGCAAGGTTTGACCGGTGCTATTGAGGACTTGTCTGGTGAGGATGACGATAAGGGCTTGAAGGGTGCGAGCAAGACTTTGAAGACTGCGGCTGAGAAGTTGAAGTTGTACACCGATGCGTTGAAGTCCACCTCATCTGCTCAGAAGTCGTTGACGGCTGCGCAGAAGGATTCTAAGAATGCACAGGATTCGTTGACTGCGGCGAACACCAATCTGACTGAAGCACAGAATGCGTTCAATGCTGCTGTGGCTGGGTATGGTGCTGATTCTCCTCAAGCTCGTAAGGCTTCTAAGGATTTGGAGTTGGCGCAACGTGGGTTGGAGCGGGCTGGGTATCGTGTCGAGCAGTCGGTGTTTGCGGTTCGTGACGCGGAGAAGAATCTTGCTGATGTTCGTAAAGACCCTGAGTCAACTCCGCAGGCGATTCGTGAGGCTGAGATTGCGTTGGCTGAAGCGAAGTTGTCTTCGGCTGATGCGGTTGATGAGCAGACGAGGGCGACTGATGATTTGACTCAGTCACAAGATTTGTTGAATCAGGCTGTGACGGGTGCAACGATTGGTTCCGATTTGTACACACAGGTTTCTGATGCGTTGTCTGATGCGAAGCAACGTCAGAAGGATGCTTCGGATGCGGTTGCTGAGGCGATTGATCGTGAGACGGCTGCGTTGGAGCGTTACAACGATGCGTTGGCGAAGGCTGGTGAGATCGCCAAGTTGTATCCGAAGATTGCTGCTGGTGTTCCGAATCCGATGGGTGTGTCAGCTGATGTTCCTGCTGTTGTGACTGGCAATCCGTTCACCGGTACATTCCCACAGAACTCTGGACAGACGGTCATCAATGTGAACGCTGGGTTGGTGTCTAGTCCTGATCAGGTGGCTCAGGAGATTCAGGACATTCTGAATCGTCGTGCTAGGAACAATGGAGGGAACCCGTTCACGGGGACATTCGGCTGATGGCGAAGGTGATGAAGTGGGGGGAAACGGTCAAGGTGTTGTTGGATGTCGGCTTCTTGACCGACGCATTCACACTTGATTCATCAACATTGAATGGCACTGATGTGCTGGATGGTTCAACAGACTTTGTGGACATCACCGAATATGTGCAAGCAGTGAATATCAATCGTGGCCGTCAAACACAGTTGGACACATTCAACGCAGGAACCCTGAACATCGTTGCAAACGATCAGGCTTCAGGCCGCCAGTTTGACCCACTCAACACCGACTCACCTTGGTATCAGGGTGCGTTGGGTATTGCCCCACGTCGCCAGGTGCAGGTGTATGGTGGCACCGCTGGCACAGCTGCGATGTTCTCAGGCTACGTCTTTGACCTGAACATTGACTATGCCGAACCACAACTCTCAACAGCAAGCATCTCCGCTGTCGATGCCCTAGCCCAACTATCGCAAACGACACTCACCGCATTCACCCCATCGGCTGAACTCACCTCAGCCCGAGTCAACACCATTCTGAACAGGAGTGAGGTGGCTTGGTCTACAGCGTTGCGTTCTATCTCTACCGGTGTGGCAACGTGTGGCACGGTTGCTTATGAGGATTCGACGAATGCGTTGGCTGCTTTGCAGGCTGTGCAGTTCGCTGAGGATGGTCGTTTGTTTGCTGATCGTTCTGGGAACATCAACTTTGATGCGCGGGTGTCCACTTCGTTTGGTACGGCTGTGGCAAGTCTTGGTGGTACCGCAGTAAACGCCATCCCGATTCAGTCGTTGTCAAACATTTATGGTGCTGAGACTGTGGTGAACCGTGCCACTGTTCAGATATCTGGTGGGACGGTGTCGAGTGTGGCGAATGGTACGGCCAGCCAAACCGAGTATGGGATCAAGACTTTCTCGTTGACTGACATTCCGTTGGATACGGCGGCGGCTGGGTCGGCTTTGGCTACGAACCTGGTGGGTAGGTTCAGTGAGCCGGAGGTGAGGTTTTCGGAGGCTTCTGTGCTGGTCAACATGTTGACGGCTGCACAACAGGAACAGATTGCAGCTTTGGAGATTGGTGACATTCTGTCTGTGACCCGTGTGTTTACCAGCGGTGTGCCGCTGACCGTCACCCAGAATGTGGTTGTCGAATCCATCCAACATCGCCTCAGCCCTGCCAGACATGAAGTGAATATCGGGTTCGGCAAGATTGATTTGTTGACACCGTTTATACTGAACGAGTCGGAACTCGACGACCCTACAGTTGGACTACAATAGGAGAACTATGACAACGCCATTCCCATTCGTAGCGGCGCAGACGCTCACTGCACAGCAGTTGAACGATATTCAAAATCTACCGATCTCGGATAAGACTGCCAACTATACGTTGGCCGCTGGTGATGAATACAAGCGCACAATTATGAACAATGCTGGCGCAACCACCATCACAGTCAACGACAACATCTTCACGGTAGGCGATGTTATTCAAATCTCAAACAAAGGCGCAGGAACTTGCACAATCACAGCAGGTGCAGGCGTAACAATCAACACATCCGGATCACTTGCATTGGCGCAACATGGAGGGGGCTATCTACTTGCACTGTCCGCGTCAACCTTCACTTTTTTTAGTTTTGGTGGTACTGGGTATGGTGCCGCTACTGGTGGCACTGGTGTTGTTGATACAACTGTTGGTGGGATTGCCTATAAGTACACATCTTTCACATCGACCGGTGATCTGACAATCACCAAAGCAGGGTTCTTTGATTTCCTAATCTTTGGTGGCGGTGGATGCGGTGGAAATAACGCAAGTCCATACGGAAATGCTTGTGGTGGTACTGGCGGTGGTGCTGGCGGAAAATATCAAGGCTCAGTTTATTTGTCATCAACAACCACATGCACGATTGGTGCTTCGCAAACCAGTCCTACAACTACTGGAAACAGAAGTTCTGTTGCTGGTGTCGCACCAGCACCAGGAGGTGAATCTGGTGGAAACTACGCTCCGAACGGTGACCCAATTTTTGGTTCTGGTAGAGGTGGAATGCTCGCATACACAAGTGGTGGCGTAGCAATGTTCGCTGGTTTCTACGGTAACAACGGTGGAGGCACGAACAATACTGGTGGTGGTAGCGGCGGTGGTGGTGGTGCAGGTGCAGCTGGTAGTGCTAAGAGCGGTACGGTTGGCGGTGCTGGAGGTGCTGGATTCGATGTTTCTGCCTTCATTGGTGGGAGTGCATTATTCAAGGCTGGTGGCGGTGGCGGTGGCGGTACTACTGGTGGTGGTGCTGGCGGTTCAAGTGTAGGTGGAGCAGGAACAAGTAGCGGTAACGGTAATGCCGCAGGAGCCAATACTGCTTCTGGTGGTGGCGGTGCTGGCGGTGGAACTGGTGGTGCTGGTGGTTCGGGAATTATTTATGTTAGGTGGAGGGCTTAGTCATGGCAAACTTTGCATATATAAAGAACAACATTGTTGAAAATGTTATTTTTGTGGCAGATGCAGATTGTGGCGGTGGTGACTTTCCAGATAGTGAACAGGTGGGTCAATCGTTTCTTGCTGGTTTGGCGACATTAGAAAAAGATGGGATATATCTGCAAACATCTTTGAGCAGTTCATTCAGAAAAAGATATGCATACAAAGGATGTTCTTACTCTGAGGAACATGATGCTTTTATTGCGCCTAAGCCGTATCCGTCTTGGCTATTGAATGCTGAACTTGAGTGGGAAGCACCAGTCGAAAAGCCTGACAACAGTGAGTACACGGTTTGGGATGAACACTCGCAAAATTGGGTCTCGTAAATACGGTGGGTTTCCTCGTTCGGGAAATCATTTTTTGCAGGTTGCATTAGAGAAATCATTTCCAAATCAACAGAATTATTGGTGTGATCACCGAATATCACCAATTTATTCCTGCGGTCTTTATTGGACTATGGTCAGGAATCCTTCGGATTGCGTTATCTCTTGGAATCACTTTGATCTTAGGGATAATAAGCAGACGGTTTCTGAATCTTTCCAATGGTATATAAGTTTTATGCAGGCATTGTTGGATAACAGAAACAATGTTTTTGCCATTCCTTTTGATGAAGCAATCGTGGATATTGCTCCTTTCGTTCGTGCTGGTGCGTTGCGTGAAAATACTGAATATGTTGAAATAGAACACAAAACTATTGTTTCAGAACTTTCTGAAAGATATCCAAAGAATTATCTTGTTGGTTCCAGAACTGTGTATGACAGAGAATTATTGGATGAAGTTGATGAGAACTTGGTGAATGATGCTGTGTCTATTTATGGTTTAGTAATTGGTGAAATGGTTGCTTCGTTACAATGAGAAGTCGCTGGCTGATAGTTCTCCCTGCGGTTCTACTTTCATTCTTCCCGTTCGTTGCTCGTGCTGATGCGGTTCAAGGCTTGGATGCCTCTTACTATGTTGTAGACGAGATACCGCCTCAGCAGTCAACGTCGCTGTACACGTTGTGTGCGAGTGAGGTTGAGAACAACATCAACCGCAGCTATGACGGCGAGCCTGTTGAGGGTTGCCCTGATGATCTGTTCATGGTGCATCTGTCCGGCTTCATCTCGATTCCAGAACACACCACGATTGAGTTCATGTTGGCTTCCGATGATGGTGGTGAGATCACGATTGGTGGCAACACGTTTGGTGTTTGGTATGACCAGGGCTGCACCTGGACTATGTCTGGGAACCTCAGCCTTCAGGCCGCCAGTGTGCCGCTAGAACTTTTCGCGTACGAGAATGGCGGTGGTGCCTGCTTGATGTTGGCGTGGAAGATTGACGACGGTCAATGGGAGATCGTGCCGGATGAAGCGTTCACAACCATCCCGACTGTGTCCACAACGACGACAGATGTGTCCACAACTACTTCTTCTTCCAGTACCACGACCCCTTCAAGTCTGCCCATAACAAACTCAACAAGCACGACAACAACGTCAAGCAGCCTGCTACCGATAACAACCACAACAACTTCAACATCTACAACCACCACCTCGACGGTTGTTGAAACCACAACCACCACAGAACCCGTATCACCACCGCCAGCGCAGCCACCTGCAACGGTTGAGCCACCACCCACAACGATGCCAGCACCACCAGATACGGAACCCACACCACCAGAGACACAACCAAGTCCACCAGAAACAGCACCCGAACCTCCCGACACGGTAGAAGAACCAGCCGCTACCCTACCGTTGGTCGAAGTCACAAGCCCACCAGACGCGCCACAAGCCCCTGAGACGCTCCCAATCCCCGACACTGCGCCACCGCCACCCCAGACCAACCCAGCCCCACCAGACATGAAAGAAGCCTTGACAGAAGAACAGTTTGATGCCGTCATCGAACAGCTCTCAGAAGCCACCCAAGAACAAATCGTTGCCCTAGTCGACGACCTCATCACCAAAGACCTCGACACCAGCCAAGCAGCCGCATTCGTCTCAAGCCCTGAAGTGCTTGCCGCCATCACCAGCGACCAGGCTGAGGCTTTGTTCAGTGAGATCAGCACCGAGCAGTTGAGTGTGGAGCAAGCTGCTGAGGTTGTGGCTGCGGTTCAGGATGCACCTCCTTCGGTGCGTCAAGCGTTTGAGTCGGTGTTGAATATCTTCTCAGGGTTCGCCGATAGTTATGTTCCGTTCGATTCACGCATCCCTGTGTCTGAGCGTCGTGCGTTAGTTGCGTTGGGTGCGGTACTATTAGCGGCAAGTCCTGCGCCTACTTTACGGAGACGACAATGAGATTCTGGGGCGAGATTCACGC